TCTAACTTGAAGTATCAGATCCTTCTAGATTCTGTACAAGGTCGTGGACCTGGTATGGCATTCTCACCATACTGTTCTCTGCCAGAACTAGAAGGTGCCATGGGTGTGTGGCAGTTCATGGAACAGATTCATTCTCGTTCCTATACACACATCATCAAGAATGTATATCCTGATCCCTCCATTGTTCTGGATACTACACTAGACGAACCACAAATTCTTAGACGTGCTAAGTCTGTTACCAAAGCATACGATGTGTTCTTGAATGCAGTAGGTTCATGGGCAGAGGGTGACATGTGGTCTAAGGATTGGGAAGGATCACCTTGCCGTGATGAGACACTGAGGGATCTGAAACGTAAACTCTATCTGGCAATTGCTAATGTTAACATCCTTGAAGGTATACGGTTCTATGTTTCTTTTGCTTGTAGTTTTGCTTTTGGTGAACTTAAACTCATGGAAGGTTCAGCAAAAATTATCTCCCTTATTGCCAGGGATGAGTCACAGCACCTCGTTCTGACTCAGAAGATCTTGAAGAAGTGGAAGGAAGGTGATGATCCTGAGATGCAAGAGATTGCATTAGAGGAGAAAGAAACTGTTCGTCAGATGTTTGCTGAGGCAGTGACCGAAGAGAAAGAGTGGGCGAACTTCTTATTCAAAGAAGGTTCTATGATCGGACTGAACGAGAGACTACTCTCACAGTACGTTGAGTGGATCGCTAACCGTCGTATGAAGTCTATTGGTCTCGAACCCATGTTCGATATCCCTGCTAAGAACAACCCACTGCCATGGACTGAGCACTGGTTGAACTCTAAGGGTCAGCAGAACGCACCACAAGAGACTGAGATTGAATCCTATGTAGTCGGTGGCATCAAGCAAGATGTTGAGAGTGCTACGTTTGCTGACTTCCAACTTTGAGTAAGAAGTCGTGGAAGCATAAGAAGAGGATCCCTTCCAACCCTGTCAGGTCTGTTGGGGATCACATCAAATTCTTAAATGATTTGAAGAAAGACCTTAGGCGACCAGGCACTAGGATGCGAAAAAGAGACTTGACATTATAAATATTATCGGGTACAATGTACCCATCGTTCACTGATCAGGACTCTATATCCTGGTTGGCGCAAGTAAATCGCGGAACGGAGCCGTTCATCCCATGATAGAACTATTATTCTATACATCACTCACTTGCGCTCAGGCCGATGCAATTATGTTTCGGATGAGAACAAATGAGAACATTCCTCCTGAGTATAAGGTGGAATTGATTGAGGTCATGAAGGAATCAACGCCTGATTGCTACCCATGGGACGCATACGATTGAAGGAACGGGGTCTAACCACCTCACTTTCAGGAGTAAATCCATGGCACAAGTCACTTACCGTGGTGTCGCATACGACACCGAGCAGTACAAAGAGAAGGTCATTGCTGAGCAAACTGCTAAGCAAAGATTTGATCTCATGTATCGCGGTACCAGAGTCAACCGTAAGGTTGTACCTGACACCAAAACTGCTTGAACGAATTGAATACCAGGACCCACATGGGTCCTTTTTTCTTACAATTATTAAGGTTATGATGAAAATCTTTTTGGATAGTAGTGATGCTAACGAAATCGAGAGAGCAGTAGAGACTGGTCTTATCGATGGTGTGACTACTAACCCTACGTTGATGCTCAGAGCAGGGCGAGACCCCGAAGAAGTATTAGAAGAGATCTCAGATATGTTCCCCTGGACATCATCTATCTCAGCAGAAGTATCTGGATCAACAGCAGAAGAGATGCTAGTGATGGCAGATGCTTATATTCAGATCAATCCAAACATTACAATCAAAGTTCCTTGCAATGTAGAAGGTCTCAAAGCATGTAAGACTCTTTCTGATAATGAAATTGATGTAAATGTAACCCTTATCTTCTCTACGGCACAGGCAATCCTTGCTGCTAAGGCAGGTGCTAAGTATGTGTCACCCTTTGTAGGAAGATGTAACGACAACAGTGTGAGTGGAGTGGAACTTGTACGTGCGATTGCTGGTGTGTATGCTACTCATCGCATTGACACACAGATACTGGCTGCATCATTAAGAGATGTGCATCATGTCTCCCGCTGCTTCCTGTATGGTGCTAATGTAGTTACGATGCCACCCACGGTATTCTGGAAGATGTATGATCATGTCCTTACTCGCGAAGGACTTACCCAGTTTGAGAAAGACTGGGCAGAGGTACAACGTTTTATTAACACGGATGATGACGAATGAAGGACACACGAATCACAGTAGAAGATTACAAATGTGTATCCGATGAGTTCTTTGACAAGTACAACTATGTCATTGAACGTATGGGACCAGGACCTACCAAGTCTGAGGATGTACTCAAAGTCATGGAAGCACTGAGTGGTGCAGTCATGAAAGAGAGAGCAGACCATGGTGTAGGACCATTTGGATTCAACAAACCAAAGCAGGAGGAGACTGAATGAATTACGATAAGGTAAAAGCAATCGCTCATAACCTCAAACTTCTAGCAATCAGTCTAGAAGATGCCATCAAGGAAGATCCCCAACGATACACAGTGCAATCATCAGAACCACAGATTGGGTATCGTCTTGGTGATGACGATGATGGTTATGCCGATTAAACACCAGTGGAATATAGATTCCGATAACTTACACCCCACCGTATATCTTAGATTGATCTCAGAGATGGAGGGGTGTTGTGCAATCCTCAGTGCTCTTCCCCCAGATGGGACTGACTCTGAGGATTATAAGTATATAAGAGAAGCGTGTAACCGCTACTACAAAGTATACTTTAAGTACAAGAAACATTATGAGGCCACAGAGCGCGAAAGCAAAGGGACGTAGGTTCCAGCAGTGGGTGAGAGACATGCTCATCGAGCATAGAGATATTCACCCAGAAGATATTGAGTCTCGTAGTATGGGTGCTGGTGGTGAAGATATTATGATGGCGAGAGATGCCAGACAGAAGTTTCCATTCAGTATTGAATGTAAGAATGTCGAAAAACTCAATGTATATGATGCATACGATCAAGCGTGTGCAAACTCTGGTGATAACACACCAATTCTATTCATGAAAAAGAATGGAAAGAAACCCCTTGCGGTTGTAGATGCTGAATGGTTTATCAAAAATGTTTACAATTCCAATTGAATCTTTCAAAGTTCCTGACTGGGACAAGTGGAAACCTATCTTACTAGATAAGTGTAATGAGAACAGTCCTCAGGCACATATCACTGGTGGTCGTCTCAATCTACATGAGATGGACACAGATTATCATGAGTTAGTTGGTAAGAAGATCATGCCCAAGTATTATTGGGATGTATTAGACTGTTTAGATCCAATTCTAGATGAGATGCAGATTGATTACCCTCTGGACATCAGAAAGATTGTAGCAATGTGGCATCAGACTACCAAGAATGGTATGTTTCATGGGGTACATAACCATGGACCTGTGGGAATCACTGCTGTATTGTATGTTGATTTCAAACCTGAGATCCATAAGGCAACTACATTCTTCGCACCCTTCCACAACTACATCAACGGTGAGGTGGTGGACTACATGCCTGATGTAAATGAAGGTGACTGTGTGTTCTTTCCATCATACTTACCACACATGCAGGAACCTAACTTCACTGATGTGTCTCGCACTATCATTTCTTTCAACATTATGGGTAAGGAGATGACACCACACGCGGTTGTGCCACGCATCCAACTGCAACAAGGCGGTTGACATCGCAGTCATCCTGCTATATATTAATAGAGTTCTGGACTTAGAGCAAACCATGGATGACTATCTTGATTCAGAAGACTTCTACATGTTAGAACTTCTGATTGACGAACTCCATGAACATGTGGAGCAGGGTGCTGACATGTCAGCATATGCAGTTAACGAAAGAATTAAATCCATTTATGAACTACCGTGATCGTTATGTCACTGTCGAACTGACTGATGATGAGTTTGAACAGATCAATCAAATAGTTTCAGAACACAAGAACTTTAAGACAACAGAAATAGAGAACGTTAGAGAATGTGAAGTCGCCTTCATTGATTCTCAAACACTCTATGATATCATCATGTCTTATGCTACTCGTGTGAATGAAGCAGCGAATTGGTTTTTTGATCTAGACTTTGTTGAACCCTTGCAGGTGACAAAGTATAGTGAAGGTCATCGTTATGATTGGCACCAAGATGAATCTGAATGGCATCCCTTTAAGAGGAATGATCAGAAGATTCGTAAGATATCATTCACTCTCCTACTGAATGATAACTTTGAAGGTGGTGAGTTCCATCTAATCAATCAGGCAGTCCCATTGAAGTCAGCATACATGGTGTTCTTCCATTCGGATGACCCACACATGGTTGCTCCTGTGACCTCAGGCACCCGTCTATCCCTTGTAGGATGGATCCAGGGACCCGCTTGGCGGTAACATGGTTCAGTAGCTCAGTTGGATAGAGCAACTGCCTTCTAAGCAGTCGGTCGCTGGTTCGAGTCCAGCCTGAATCGTCGGGGTTACGCCCCCCGAACACAGTAGAATAAGTAGGAGAGAGACGATCATGACGATCCAATCTAGATTTGCAAACTCTTTGCAAATCCTTCGCGATGCTGCCAACGGAGACATCTCCTTGGAAATCCAGTATCCTCATCTGTTCTCACAAGTCTGTCGCTTTTATGAAAATAAAGGAGTCAGGTTCTTTGGTTCAGATGTTGAAGAAGATTATGCCTACCTTATTGACCACCTTATAGCAGATAATGTACTTGTCTAAATGAAACTTAACCCAGAACCTATACTGTATGATGGCCGAATAGCGAATCCTCGTACCGATTTTATCTACACAGAGAAGATTGACGAGAGCGTTGTTGATGGCATCGTTGACTTTTATCATACTCAAACTATCTTTGAGAAATGGCCTGGGGAAACGATTGATGATAATGGTGGTGGCATGGTAAACACTGCTATCAAAGATTCCATGGACAACCCTGTCTTTATTGGGATCACTGATAGCAGAGTTCGTGATCTCACTGGGGAAGTGAACCGTGTAGTGAATAACTATGTCGATCACTTCCCTCTTTGTTCTAAGACAAATATCTGGAAGATGGAAGAGTTCTTCAATCTTCAATACTATAAACCAGGTGGTGGTTACCACATGTGGCACTGTGAAAGACAGTCATCGAGTAGATCTAATACTTATAGACACCTCGTTTGGATGACGTTCTTAAATGATGTGCCCGATGGTGGTACCGAATGGTTTCATCAAGATCTATATGTTCCTGCTGAAAAAGGTTTGACTGTCATCTGGCCTAGCGATTGGACCTACACCCATAGGGGTCGCAAATCAGACACATCAGAGAAACTGATCGCGACAGGGTGGTATCATTTCCTATAACGTGCTATCATATGCCTAGGTTATCTCACCAGTACATGACACCGATTGTTCTCCTAGAACGCTTTCCCTACCGCTATGTCGAGACAGGTGTTCTCGATAACGGTACTCCCGACTTTCGTATTCAAAAGACTGATGCCCGTACTGGAAGGTACCAGGACATGTATCTCTGTGACAATGCTATGCAGATGAGCACAGCGATGGATGACTTTGAATACACTAAGTGGTTGGATCCAGCAGGAGTTC